GGCAGCGGAAACATGCGTTCAAATTCGGCAACAGGCAGGCCAAGCCGCTCAGCCTGTTTCACGTAGAACGCCTCGACCAGGTTGCCGATCGCCTTGGCTTCATCGCCACCGCGCCCCGCGGCGACGATCCGCTCGCTCATCCGGTCGGCGATTGATCGACTGGCGGCACCACTTGCGCCAGTTTCTTGCGCAGATCCGCCGCTATCTGCGCCGGCCGCTGCCGCCCCTCCGCCTTCGCCGACTGTTCCATCGCTCGAGCGAGCACCGTCATCCGTGAATAAGAACCCCTGTTCATCGTTGAGGGCATGACTGATTACTCCCAGTTTGGACGCCGCTGCAGCGTCGCCGAATAGTTGCGGTTGTCCCAATTCTTCTGCCGCGTTGATGACCCGCTGCAGCCGCGCGGCGATGACGTCGCGGCCGGCCGACTGCTTGAATTCGTCCGTCTTGTAGAACATGCGCACGAACGCGCGCGCCTCATCGCTCATGCCGCCGCCGAGCATGTCGAGTTGCGCCATGCCCTCTTTGACGACGATCGACACCGGCCGCTTTTGCGCCGCCGCATCCTCGCGTGCACCGGCCAGGAAGCGGAGCGCCGTCGTCAATTCGACCGTCGTGTCAAATTCGGGCGCCACGTCGCCGCGCTTCATCGCCCGGCGCAGCAGCGACCAGTTGCCGGCGACGTCGGCCATCGCGCCTACCACAGACCGCGTATTGTCGTCGGTTGCCTCAGAGAAGCGGCGCAGCACGGTCGCGTCGACATCGCCATACGCTTCCGCCACGAGCGCGTTTTCGATGCGCCGCTGGCCGTCGGCATTGAGCTCGCCGCCCTTGTCAATCAGCGCCGTGCGCTCAGCCGATGGCAGGTTGCCCAGGAACCGCGACACGAATGCCCGGTTTTCGACCGATGTGACCGGCCCCGGCGCCAGTTGCTTCAGCGTCGCATCATCGAGCGCCGCGCGATCGGCCGCCGCTTGCTCGCTCGAGCTCATGCGCGCCGTCGCTGACGTGTTGAGCTCAGCCGCAAATTTCGACCGCGCTTCTGGCGTCAGCGGCGTCGTGCGTCGCTGGATAAGAACCGGCTGATTAAACCCATCGATATTGTACCCGTTCGCCTGCAGATGCGCCTTGTACGCTTCCGCCTTGTCGGGGTGCGCGGCATAGACGATCTGCAGCGCCTTCACCCGGTGATTGCCGCCGTCAATAACGTTGTCCTCGCCGACGATCGGCGCGCCACGGTCGCCCTCGATCGACGGCATGGCGCGCGCCGGATCATAGTTGGCGGCGATTTCTTGCGCTCGAGCATCGGACGCCAGGCGCGACGTGTCGCGTCCCTGCAGATCGCCGGTCGCCTGCACCAGCGAGCTCAATTCGACGACTTCCGCCCGCACATTGACGCGCGTGCCAACCGGGGAGATTACGACCTCACCGGCCTTGTCGCCCTTCACGGCGGCAGTCTCAGCCTTGAGCGCATTGTCGCGCTGCGTTTCGACGGCGACTTTCTGCACCAGCTTGTCGACAACCGTCTGCGCCGGCCGCGACATTTCCGGCTTACCCTTTTCGACGATCGACGCGACGACGTCATTCATGACCGCCCGGGCCGTTTCGACGTCGGCGACCTTGAAATTGCGCGCTGCGATCCGATCCGCCGCCATCGTCGCGGCCGCCTTGCCGCCGGCGACGCCCAGGCCAATGCCGCGGATAATGGGGTGCATGACGGCGCCGATGAAAGCCGACATTGCGATATTGTTGATCTGCGCCTGCCACGAAATATCGTCGCCATACTGCGCACGCTCACGCGCCGAGAGACCCGAGAAAATCGCGACGTTCGCCGCCGCTTCCGCCGCATCGATTGTGAGCTCAGTGCCGAAGCGCAGTAGCCCTTTGGCGCCGAATCGTGCCACAGCCGCGGCGCGGGCGGCCGGTCCAAAGATCGGTATGTAGTTCGTCGGATCGATCAAGCCGCCCGCAAACTGCCCCGCGAACGTCGCCAGCGACGGCATCCGAATGCCGAACGGCCCGGTCCATGCCTGCTTTTCCGACATGAAGGCGCGCGCCTGCCCGAGATCGAATTGCCAGGCCAGCGCCGCGGCGCGTTCTTCCGTCATGCCCGGATCGTAAGGGATTTCCTTCCGATAGTACGGCGACGCCTTCCATTCGTCCGGCGTCATTGACGGCAGGCGCCCGATGACGTTCTGCGCCAGGTCGCGCGCCACGGCCGGCGCATTCATGACGGCCGAGAAGATATCGGCCGCCGGCCCCATGCCGCTCACGATCTTGGGCGGCGTGTTGCTCGGTGGCGTGATTGCCCCGCGGATCATCGTCCCGATCAGCGGCATCGTCATCGCGCTTTGCTGCGCCTGTTCCCACGCTTCGCGCATCGGCGAGAACGGCATCGAAAAAGCCGACCGCAACAGATCGTCGCGAGTCGGCAGATTGAACGTCGGCGCGGGGGAAATGGAGCTCATCGATATCCGAACCTGTTATCTGGACCGCCCGAGAAGTTTCGCCCATTCGACGCGGCCAGCACATCGTCGAGGGTGAAGATCATCGGCCCCTGCCCATCAGGGCGCAGCACCGGACCATCGTTGTAGTAATACACATAGCCCTTTTGCCCGGCCTGCAGGAAGCCGCCGGCATCGGTGAAAAAGCCATCGTTCATCGCGTTGTCGACGTAATTGTCGACCGACATGACCAGCGGCATGTTGCCCTCGCCGTCGACCCCCGGAATACCGTTGCCGATCATGAAGGCGCGCAATGACTGGCGCACCAGCGGCGTCAGGTTGGCGAAGCCGCGCGACACCACATTGGGATCCGCGCCGTGCGGGATCGTCGCCTGCACATTCGCCGTCGCGCCGGTGTTGCCCAGCGCCATGACGCCCAGCCCGACCGGGATCTGCATCCCGCCGCCGGCCGACGTCTGCAGCACTTGATCGTCGCCGAACAGATGCTTTGCCGCGAGTTTCACCGCCTGGGTGGCGTCGGTTGCCTGCCCGCCCATGAGGCTCAATTTCGCGTCGCGGAAAAGAATCTCGCTGGCAGAGCCGACCGCGGCCATATTGTCGGCCGTTCCGGCGTTGAGCCCGTACGAAATCGAGCCTATGCCGCCCGGAGCAAAGACCGTGTTGCCGATTTCATCTTTCAGCGCCTTGTCGGTGACATCGAGGTTGATCGCCTCGAGCTTGGCCGGATCGATCAGCGCCGCGCGCATCAGCGCTTGCGCGGCATCAGTGTCATTGCGCCGCATCGCGTGAAGCGGCCCGGCGAGCATTTGCGGCAGACCCGCGCCGACCAGCTGCGAAAAGATCGCGTCCTGTTGCACCGGATCATTGGATGCGAACACGACGCCGGCCACGGCGCCGATACGCTCAGGCGCCGCCTTGCTATCATCCTTCCAGGCCGTCACCGCGGCCGTCACCAGCCCCTTCGGCAGAGGCTTCGGATCCGAAATGCCGAGCTCGATCTGCGCTTGCTCCATCGCCTTCAACGCGGCCGGGAATTTCGATTTGTCCTGTTGCGCATCGGCAAACGCCCGCTGCACCGCCGGCATGGTGTTGAGCACATAGCCCGCCGGATCTTCCGCGCGCTGCTTGATGACCGCATCGGCCGCGGCGCTGATAGCGGCGAACCGCTTTTGCTCGAGCGCCGCATTGTTGCCCGACGACATCGGCGTTGCCGCGTGCACTGCGGCCATGATTTCGTCATTGGTCGCGCCGGTGAAACCGAACGTTTGGCGCGCCGTGTCGACCGACGTCTGGAATGAATGCCAGCGCTGAATGCCTTCATCAGCGCCCCATGCGCGCACGAAGTCGGTCGCCGTCGGCATATCGCCGTCATACTTGCCGGTGGCCGCCAGCGCCGCCGGCGCGTTCTCAGCGACGGTTTCCAGCGACGTCCGCATGCTCACGTTGCGATCGGCGAGCGCCGCCTTGGCCTTGCCATAGAGCGCCATGCGTTGATCGAACGTCAGCGCCGCATATTCCGGCGCCACGCCAGAGAACAGCATCGGCAGCATTTTCGTGTCGCCCGAGTCGTGAAGCGCGGTCGCCTCTTTCGCCCAGGCCGGGATCGACGACGCATTGCCATCGGGCCCCCATGACCGCACCGTGCCGGTGTCGAGTGTCATCGTGTCTTTGCCGACGCCGATGCCAGTGAACCCATATGCCGACGCCATTTCGATCAGCCGCGCGCGCGCATCGTTCGGCAGCGCCGAGACGTTGATCGTGATGGCCGGTTCCCCCGGCAACGTCGATTTGCCGTTCGCCGTCACCGGCAGCGCAATGCCAAGGTGCGACTGCAGCTTTTCGAATTGCTTCAACACCCCGCCGTCGATCTGGCCGAGGTCCACCGATCCGTCGGTTTCGATCGGCACGCGCCGCGCGGGCTGCGCCGACATCATGCGCGACATAACTTGTTCATACCGATCACGGACTTTCGGCGTCAGCGCGCCGTCGGCGTGCCCCGACTGCACCCAGCGATCGGCCATCGTGGTTCCGCCGTTCGGATCCATTGCAATGACGACGGCCGACAGATCGCCGTTGTACCGATCGGACAAATGCGCGACGGCCGCCTCAGAATAATCCAGCCGCTTTTGCGGGTCCGCCAGATAGGCGTTGATTTCCTTCGCGTTGCCCGCCGGGAAATTCGCGTCGCCGATCAGGTGCGCCGTCGCGCCGGCGAGCTCAGGATCCATCGCCAGCGCCCCGCCGTCGACCGCCATCTGCGCATCAAGGATTGAGCCGGCCGCGCCTTCCGTCGGAATGGCCATGCCCGCCATGACGCGCTGAGGGTCGCTCAGGATATCGAGCTCGGCCAGGTTGCCGGCGAGCGCTTGATCTGCGCCCTTGATATATTTATCGGAATATTCCGCCGCCTTGCCCGGCGTGATGAGCCCCGTGTTTGTCGCCATGTGGAGCGAGCCGGCAATATCGGCGCGCGCCTTATTGCGCACTTCGACCGGCACCGTCGGGTCGGCCATCAGCTTAAAATTATCCTCGAGCGAGGATGCGAGCGCCACTTGGTTGAGCTCATCCTGCAGGCCGACGGCGCGTTGCTGCCAGGCATCGGCCATCTTGAGCTTACCCACTTGCGCGTCAGCAAGCCAGCGTTCGCGCATGCGCGGGTCGCGGATCAGCGACGCGGCAGTCTGTAGGGTCGCATCGACTCGAGGCGTGTACGTTTCATTGTACGCGCCGAAATTATTGTCTTTGGCGACGGCGTTCTGAATATCGAGAAACCCGGCCGTGCGCGCCGCCTCAGCCCGCGACAGATCGATCGTGTTCTGTTGCTCGAGTTGCCGCGCCGCGACTTGATCCAGCGACGACGCTGCGCTGCCGACGCCTCGAGCAAGCGCGCTTACGCCTTGGGCGATTTCAATGCCGGACGTGTCGGGCGTGACGGAGCTACCGACGCGCATGGAGGCCGGGCCTGCAACCTCGCTCGGATCAGGAAAACGCATGTTGCCCTCTTAGGCTATGTTGCGGGGAGTGATGACCAGCCCCACGCCGTCGACGCGCTGCGCCCCTTGGGCATGAGGTTGTATTTGTCGGCCATGTTGAACGTGTCGCCCATGCCGCCGGCCAGCGTGCCGACGCCGCTGAGAATGCCGCCGATGAACGATGCGAACCCCGACTTGCGAATATTCGCCGCGGAAAGGTCGGCATTATTCTTGTCGGCATAGCCCTGAAACAGCGCGGAGGCGGCCCCGTATTCGGTGCGCTGCGCCGTTTGCGTCATGAGGCGCACGATCGTCGGCGCATCCGTACCGGCACCGCCACCGGACGCGGCCGCTGCCGCCTGTTGCTGCGACAGCAAGAGTTTGCCCTGCAGGCGCCGCTCGAGCGCGTCACGCTGCGCCGCGGCAAACGACGCCGTGCCCTGCTTTTCAACCTCGTGCGCCTGTTGCTGCGACGCCTGATAGGTCGCATAGCCCTGATAGACCGCGGCGCCGGCGCCGATCACCGTCGACGCGGCGACTGCTATTGTGGCGATTGTGGCGAGGTCAGCCATATCCAAAGTTCCCTGCCATCGAGCGCCGGATCGTCCGGCACCCGCTTGAAGCCCAGCAGTTGGAGCAGCTTTTCCGACTTGGGTAGATCGTCCCGCGCCGCAACGATCCGGTGCTCGCCCAATTGCACGGCCCTGCGTAGCATATTTTTGGCCATCCGCACCACCAGCACGGCCGGCGTACGCTTTTCGTCGACGTCACCGAGCCAGAGCCAGCAAAGCCCCTGTTCCCACACCAGCCCGCCAACCCCCAGGACGCGATATCGGCGGCCGTCGATGACGTAGCGCCGCCTTCCGCGCACCTTATCGTCAGGAACGATCGCCATCTTGGCGATATGCGGCGAGAGGCGGCCGTCAGCGCGCCGGTGCCCGGTGAACCGCTCAAGCACGGCCGGCGGCATGTCGACGACGTCGATCAAGGCAGGTCCATTGTGAACACCAGCCCGCCGATCGTCGCCGGATATGGCGAGGATCCGCGCACGATGATGCGCGTATCAACCGACGCTGAACCCGGAACCGGCACAAGCCCACCGTTGTACCCCTTGCCCAGCACGACGTCAGTCGCGAGCTTGCCATTGACCAGCCGCGGCAGCGGGTCCGTCGGCGAGGCGTTGCCGTCAGCGTCGCGGGTGCCGATGAGGATGCCTTGCCGGCAATAGTCGAGAAGGATCAGCGCCAGTTGATCGACAGCCTTCACCGTGAAAATCGGCGACTGGCCTTGCACGCCATACTCGAGCCGCGTCGTTTCATAGACCCATTCGTACCCCAGGCCGACGCAATATCCCTGCGTTGGCGCGACGGGCAATGTGATCTGGCCGGTGCCAGCGTCGACGATGAATTCAGTCGGCGTCCCGCGCGCATCTTCCACCGGCGCGCCGTCGACCCAAGCGTAAACGCTGCGCCCTTTCAGATGCGACAGCGTGATTGTCGTTGAGCTCGCCGTGCCTTCGACGAAGGAATCGAACACCTTGCAAACCGTCAGCGGCGCCGCGTCGACGTCATAGGCGAGCTTTTCGACGTGCCGCACCCATGCGCCATTCACTCGCCGCTTCACGACGAAATAGACCCGATCTTGATCTGAGCCGGGCAGCACCGCGACGCATTCGATCGCATCGGTATAGGCTTCATCGCTACCTTGCGCCGTCGTGAACGGCGTGAAGCAACTCACTTTCTGCGACGCATCGAACGTAATCAGCATGATCGTGCCGTCGGCCAGGAGCACCCATATGCGTTGCTCCGGCGACGTCGACACCGCCAATTGCGAAATGCCGATCGCCAGCAGGTCGGTTTGCAGCTGCGAGAACGGCGTCACAATGAAGCCGCCTTGCGCCGCCTCCCACGACAATTCTGCCAGCGCATTGCCGGCGGCCGTGACAAACAGCAGGCGGTTTTCGGCGAGCTCCACCGGATTGAGTTGCGCGGCGCGCACCGTGCTCACGGGGTTGATCTTAAAGTTTGTCGGCGTCACCGCGTCGCCAAGAGAGTTGGCCTGCACCGTGACGATGCGCGCATTCGTGCCGACAACCAGCGATGACAGGTTGGCCATCCATGCCGGCGTGTTGCGGCCGCCGATGGCGATCGATCGCAGGATTGGCCCGCTATCGCCGTCGACCGTTTCATCGAAAGAGTCATAGGCATCGGAAACCGACGCCCACACCTTGTCCTCGCCGGTCCACACAAGGCGGCCCTCAGTGAGTTTCACCGCCGTCGGATATCCGCGATATGCCGACCACTCGCCTTCTCGCCAGTCCGACGTCGCGCCAAGCCCCTTGAAGGGCTTGAGCACTTCGATAGAAACATTCTTGGCGTCAGTGTAACCCGTCACCCGGCAAATGCCGAAGCCACCGCCACCGCCATACTGGCAGGTGATGTGCGCCTCGCCGGACGTATAGGCGCCGGCCTCAAAGCCGATGCGATACCAGGCGATGACGTTGTCCTCATTGTCGTCGTCGATATAGGTCGCGTTCGCCGTGATGGCGATCGTCGACACCGCTTGCTCACGCCGAAATTCCTGAAACCCGGTGAATTCGGAATCGAAAGATCGCTGGACCTTGATCGTGCCTGCCCACGTGCCGGCGATCGTGTAGGTAAAATCGCGATCATTGTAATTCGTTTCGTTAACGCCAGTGACTTCAAAGACGTCGGTGAATTTCCCACCGGCCGCGAGGTATGTGTCGAGGCGTTGCCCCTCATGGTAGAGATAGAACAGCGCCCCAACATGCGACGACTGGAAAAAGTCAGCGCTCGCCGTCAACGTGCCATTGCCCTCGAGCACCGTCGGCGTCAGCGTCACGTTCGCCGTGCGCGCGCCGATGAAAGGGCCATCGTCCGACGTGTAATCGACGATCGACCACGCCCGGTCGCCGTGCCGTTCGATGCGTTGCGGCTTATAGCCAGCGCAGGCGCAGAACATGACATCGAGCGATTGGTCGGTGCGGATCAGCGGCCCGGCCGACGCCGGCCAGGGGGTTGTCAGCGTCATGGTTCCGGCGCTGGCGATCGCGATGGAGTCGACGATCTTCTGTTGCGGCGCCGTCGAATAGATTTTCACATAGGCCGAGGCGCCGGGCGGCGTGAACGTCAGCGAGTGATACCCGGTGCGCAGCACGGTTTCGGCGAGCAAATCCTGTTTGCCGTCGCCGGTGCCAACCCGGATCAGCACGGGCCCGCGCGGCACGTTGATTTCAAGCGCGTGCTCCACATTCTGGTCGCCGCCGGCAATGGCAAGTGTCTGTTTCGCGAAGGCTTCCGCCCCCTTGGCGCGCGCCGTCAGCAGCAGATACCCGCCCGATATCGACGACGTTTGCCCCGACGCGGCCGACAGCGTCCATGTACCGGCGCCGGAAAAATCGCCGGCCGAGAATGCCGTCGACACTGCCACGCGTGACACCAGACTATCGGTGTCGCCATCGCGCACGCGCATGACGTAGTCGGTGAGCTCGAACATGAACGCGTCGTTCGGGCCCGCGATGAACGGTAGCAGCCAGCCGGCCGCACTGCCCTGCGTTGCGCTCAGATATTTCTTGCCCGGTCGCACCATTCCAGGGCCGCGCAGCTTGCCGATGATGTTCTCTTGCTGGCGAGCAGCGAGGCGCATGACCTCGAGGTCGACGCGATGCTCGATCGCTTCATCGACGACGCCGACATTCAGAAGATGATGGAATAGCTTTTGCGTCATCGCAGATCACCCCCAAATCGGCCCGTTCGGTTTCGGCCGCCCGCCGCCGGCACGTGCACGCACCAGGCGCCCGGTCGGCTTTGCCTTGATGCGCTCATCGACGGCGTCGCGGATCTTGGCTTGCTGCATATACCGATCGCCGAACGCAAGGCATGCCTTCCGATCGTCCGCCGACTTTGTCACGCGCATCGCGATCTTTTCGCCCAGCCGAGCGCCGACCGCTTCCGCGAATGTCTCAGGCCACGACGCCAGCGCCAGGCCATAGCTTGCGCCGTTCGACACATATTTGAGGAAGAACGACTCGAGGTTGCAGTAGAGCGTTTTGCCGGGCCCGACGATTTCAAAGTCGGTCAATTCGGTATTCGCGCGAAAGAACGGGTCGGTATTGATGTTGCCGATGCGCACGAAGTCGGCGGGCAGCGTGAACCCATAGGCGAAGCCGCCGAATGTCGACGTGTCGATCGAAGGATCAGCGCTGATTTCGATCGTGCGCAGCGCCCATTTCCATTGGCCTTCCTCGAGGCATCCGGCCAGCGTCGCGTCATAGACGGCATCTAGCTCACGCTTGAGCACGACGTCGTCGGTAAGGTCTAAAAGCCGCTCCTGCCGAAGATGACCCCCGGCCTTGTTATAGAGCTCGAGCTTTGTCGTCATCTTCGGCAGTCCTTTTCGGGGTTAGGCCGCGGCGCCGGTCGCCTTGGCGTGGTGAGCGATTGCCGCCTCGATGACCTCGAGCTTGGTGTCGCCCTCGAGCACCGTCACCGGCGGGTTTGGTTCGGTCCAGATCGATCGCCACTTGTGTTCGGCGGCGCGCGGATTGTGATGCAGGCGATAGCCATCCGGCAGTTTCGGCAGGTTTGCCGGCGCCGGCGCCTCGAGCTCGCCGCCTTCCTCGCCTTCCTCGCCTTCATCGGCCGCGACGCTGGCATCGAACCGCACCGCCATCGTCACCATGCCTTGATCGACGTCGTGCACGCGCAGCGACACGTCAAGCGTCAGTTCGGAATTCACGACTTCGACCAGGTCGCCGCGCTTGAGCCGCGCCGCGTGGTGCGCCCAAAAGCCAGGTGACAGCAGATCGTTCACCGAAATGACGGGGTCGACTTCGACGTGCCAGATCGTGCGCACATAGTCGGCGGCATACTGCAGCGCGTTTGGGGGAAGGGTTTTCATGCCTCATGCTCCTTATGAAAAAGGCAAGGGCGACGCTACCACAAGCACCATTGCTGTGATAGCGCCGCCCCCATACCGCGGCCGAGGCAGCACCGCGATATTGTACCGACGATTAGTCGGTGTTCGTGGTGATGCCGATGTTGGTGCCGTCGCCGACGTCGATCGTGGTGCCCGACGTGTTCAGCACGGTATGCGTCGACCAGATCTTATTCGCCGTGTCATAGACGAACAGCAGATCGCCGTCGCGCATGCCCAGGTCGTAGCCATTGGTGAAATAGCCCGACGTGTCGACAGTCGCCTTGGCGTCGGCCGAGACGTAGAGCCATGCACGCTTCTGCGAGGACATGCCCCCGAACCACAGGCCGGGCGGGTTGGTAGTTGCGTAAGCCATGAGAGGCCCCTTCGAATATCCCTGCAGCAGCGCGGGGAATGGTGAGCGGGAAGGCGGAAGGGCGGCTCGAGGCCGCCCGACACGTCATTAGGTCGCGAGGGCGGCCGAGCCGTCGTGCGCGATCTTGATGATGCCCGAATTCTGCAGGATTTTCGCCTGGTGGTAGATCGTGGCGCGCGACCAGGACGTGTCCTGCTTTTCGTCGTAGCCGATATTGACCTTTTCGGGGGCGCCGACGTTGGACGCGTAGCCGAGTGCGCTGCGATGATAGTTGTAGAGCACTTCGCTTGCCGTGCCCACGCCAGTCACCAGCGCCGACACGATCCAGTTCGAGCCCATCCACCGGCGATAGTTGCGGGCCGGCCCGCCCATCAGCGGCTCGACCGACACGTAATCGGCCGACGTGAATTCGGGCATCTGCATCAGATAAGCCTCAGCGGCCGGACTGATGAGCCAGAACATGTCATCGGGATTTGACGTGTCGACGTAGTTCTGGCCGAGGATGGCCTTCGACATCGCGACGGTCGCGATTTCGAGCGAACCAGAGCCATAGTCCTGTGTCGCGTTGGCGAGCTCGGCGAGGATGATGAGATCCTGATCGCGCCGGATCACCGCCATCGACGCGTCCTGCATGATCTGTTTCTGGTTTCCCTGCGACGCGAAGATATCGAACCCGGTGAGTTCGAACGGCGCGTGCTTTTCGACCAGCGTCACCGACACCTGCGAGTTGGACGGCGTGAAGTAGGGGATCTGGCCATTCTGGCCACGCGTGACGGCACGCGCGCCGCCCGAGCCGGCAACGAGGAACGTGGCCGTCAGGCCTTCGGTCATGGTCGCAGGAGTCGTTGCAGCGGAGAGAAGCGAACGCGACTGCTCATAGGCAGCGATGAATTCTTCGCGGAAGATAGTCTTTGCGGCCTGTACGGTCACAATAGCCCCCTAGAGAGAGGTTGCGGGAAAGGGTGAGATTTCCGGCAGTCTCAGGGAGGCCGACTAGCCTGCTATCGGAGCCGCTTGCGCGGGGAGGCCGAGAGGCGATCGGAGCATCGACGTGCGGCGTAGGGCTTGGGCGTTCTCCCGATGGTCGGCCGACGACTTGCGTTCGCACCATTTGGGCGCCCTTGCCCTACACCGCTCTTTATTCCGACTTGGCGAATTTGACAAGTCGGCTTAGCCGGCGGCTTTTTCCTTCCGCTTGGCGACAATTTCCTGCAGTTCGCGATATCGCTTTTGCGCCGGCAGGTCGCGACGCCACGCCTTGATATCGGTATCCATCTTTTTCTTGAGCGATGCGAGCTCATCTTCGATGGCCTTGCCACCGGCCGTCGACTCATAGGCGCCCTCGCCATACCGATCGATGCCCACCGACAGCAACGCGTCGACGACTTCCGGCACCGAACCCAAGAGGCGACCGTCAGGCAAGCGCGCTTCGAACCAGTCGACGCCAGGCGCGAATTCTTTCGCCGTGCGCTTGGCCAGTTCCCAGTTCGCCCGATAGTCACCGCCCCACTGCGACCGCAGGGTTTCCTCGATCGACTTCGCGCCTTGGCGATCCGCCTCAGCTTGATCGGCGCGCGATGCTTCCTCGAGCCCGGTATAGAACCCCAGCGCCCGATCGATTTCCGCCTGCGACGCATTGCGCTCGTGCATGTAGCCGAGGAACCCGTCGACGATCGGTTTGTCGGCGTCCGACAGCTTGCTCTTGATTTCATCGGCGACCTTGTACCCGGTCGCCTCGAGCGGAATGCCGTGACGTTCGCGCCAGGCATTCAGATCGTCGGCCTTGTCCTTCGGCGGCGCCGGATCATCGTCAAGCGAAGCCTTGGACGTCTTGGCTCGCAGGTCTTTGAACCGCTTGCCCAGGTCGCCCGCAGACTTGGTCCGCTTGAGCTCGCTCAGCAATTCGATGTCGTCGCCGGCGATTATTTCGCGCCAGTTTTCCGGTAAATCTTTCGGGGCCCCGCCGGAACCGCCGCCATTGCCATTGTCTCCGGTGCCGCCGGTGCCCCCGCCGAGCGCCGAGTTTCCGGTGCCGCCACCGCCAGAATTACCGCCGCCATCGCCACTGCCCCCGCCAGAGCCGCCACCGCCATCGCCACCGCCAGAGCCGCCAGACTCAGGTGCATAATATGGGAGTGCCCGCGCCGCGAGCCACGCCGCAATTCGTCCATTCATGTTTGCCTCTTAGGTTGTGCCCGTCGCCCGCCTGCGTTCTCGCAGGCCAGGTCGCCGAGCGGGTTGAGTTTCGTGCGCATCCGGCCGCACCCGCGCCGTCAACTTTTCCGCCTTCTCTCGAGTCGACGGCAGCAGCATTTGCCGCATGAGAATGCCGACGTGTCGCCGGCCTAGCGCAAAAATAACGTCGCGCTCATCACCGCCGGCGTCCTTCACTTCGGCATAGGTGTCGGACATCAAGCGGCACGCTTCCGTCAGCAGCCAATCGCCGACGCGCCTTTGCTGCGCTTCATTGGCGACGCCGGCCGCGAGCGCCTGAAATGCTTCGACGTCGGCCGTCAGGATGGCAGGCTCGACAATGCCCTTGGTCAATTGCAACGCGCCCCGTTTCGTTTCGGATAGCATGGCGCGC